TTTGTCTTTAGTCCAATAATATACCAAGTTCTATTGGATCGTTTACAACTTATAACATCTGCCTCACTTGGATGCTCAGTACCAATCGGATGAGAATGTATAACAGCATGGATTCTTCCATATTTATCTTCAGTATCAGCCCAATCCAAAGGGTCTAACAAGAACTGTAAATCATTATGTAAAGCAAGATTTTTACAAGGAATATATACATCTTCATTTAAATAATTAACAAGGAGTCCACAAGATTCTCTAGGTGCTTCCTCTTCTGCATGAATAAAAGCATCTTCCTGCCATGTCATTGATTAATAAACGTACCAATACCAGGAAACAGATCTCTTGTAACTACTCTCTTAGGCAGTTTTAAATTAATTAAATCAAGTTCAGATGCTAACTCAAATTGTACTAATTCTCTATTCTCAACTACTTTTCTATCTATGAAATATATCTCCTGTGGTAATTCCTGTGTTGTATCAGGTGTCCCAAATGGATTTGTACCGCCTGTAAAATTCGCAGCATCTAAATACCTTGCTAGTGTTCTTATGCGTGTAAATTTTGCACCATTAAGATCATTATTGGCAGTGACAGCATTAACAGTCGAGAACAAAGCGGTTATAGTTCCTAGAATATTACTAATGGTAAAAGTAGGACGAGGAATAGATTTAGACGCTCCATCAAATTCAAACCCTTCTGCCTGACATGGAAACTTTTGATATGTATTACCTTGCCAAAT